GCAAACAGAAAAGAGGACTTCTAATAATGGATACAGATCAGGCTAGGGATACCGTTCTTGGCAAGAGTTGCAGCTTATATAACGTTAATATGCCAGATATAGTTGCTAAATGGTATGGATGGAATTGGAGGAATTAAAATGGGATTATATGATAAAAATGACAAAGAAGAAAAGCATAACCACACTTGGATAAACCTAAATAGAATTACAGCAAGAGAGTTTTCAGAAAAGTATTGTCCATATGGCATTCTTGCAAAACAGATAAACAGGAAGTTAAATTCAGGTGAGATATCTTATGATGAAATAGATCAGATGTATGACCATAACACTTTTAATTACTGGTATTTCAAATACCAGAAATTCAACAAAAAATAGCTTTCAAAATAAATCTGTAACAGTTACATTGGAGAATGTTATTAAAAGGAGTTAATTTATGAGTAAATGGATTGTAGATGAAGTAGGAACTTTAGTAAATATTGACCATATTGAAAAAATTTATACTAATAGCAACTTTAAAGTAGTAGAAGCATTAGAATATGAGGATCAGCCAATAGATGAAGTTACATTTAGGCAGTACGATATTGTGGCATCAACAATAAGTGGTAAAATATTTTTTTTAGGAAAATGTTCTATAAATTATAGAGAAATGTATGCTGAATATTTTATTTTACAACAATTGTTTATGACTTTGATTAATTCAGAAAAACAATTTGTAGATTTTAGTACAGTTGTTTACAACATAAAAGAAATGAGTTCAGATAAAGAGTGGATAAAAGAAATAATGGATGCGGAAACTAATTCATATTAAAAAAAGAGGCAACTATGCAAATAGAAATATTACACTTTGCACCTGACAGAAAAGGAAGCAAAATCGGATATGTTGATTTCAAATTAACCTATAGTCCTGAGAAACAAGAAATATTTAGAAACGTAGCATTCTTTGAGAAGGATGGTAAAAACTGGCTATCTGTTTCATCGGTAAAGAGAGACGACAAGTGGTTACCTTCATATGAAAGAAAGCCATCAACTAATAACGTTTTCCATGAAGTTATCAAAGATTTGCTAGCAGATATCAAGACAAAATCTGTATTTAACGAAGATGGATCAATATTTTAAGTGAGGAAAAATGAAACATCCATTCAAGTGTGCTTTTTGGACTGTAGCGTTTAGCTTGCCATTGTGGTTAATTATAATTTGGTCTATAAAAAAGTTTTTAGCTTAATAAAATGAGGGATTATGTCATTAATTACAGAAGTAACATTTGTCATAGCTAGTTCGATACTAACGATTATAGCCTTTGTCATGGCATACAATAGCATAGTGATAGTTAACAAGAAGATTGACAGCTATTCATCAAATATTGAGTCATATGCAGCTAATGAAAATGATGTTATAGAGACATTATCCGATAAGATAGAGAAATTAGAGATTCAAATAACTCATTTAGAACGACAAGTACTTAAATTCACTCCAGTAGACAATGATTTAAAAATAAAACAATCTGAAACATTTGTGATATCCGATAAAATAAAACCTAGACCGAAAAACATAAAAAGAATATGAAGTAAGAAGTTTAATAATACTATAGCATTGTTGGTTGGCTTAAATAACCATCTACAGTCTTTTCATTTTAAATATACTCAGGTGTATTAGGACTCAAGTCAATATATCCTTCTGGTAGGCCTAGATCCTTTTCGATTGCATCTTCTAGGCCACTCTTCGATAATATTATCTTGAGGATATGATTTTATACGATCGTTATGTTCCCTTGAGATGACCGTACAAGCCACCCATCATCAGTTTCTATACAAACACACTCTATGCTATCTCCTAATGCGACTGCTGCAAGACTGCCACCTGCACCAACTGTAGTCACTTGATTTCCGAATCTTATGTACCCTGAAGCGTTTTGTGCTATTTTCCATCCAGCCGCTGTATTTATATTTACAATAGCAAAGGAATCTCCAACTGTTGCCGTTGCTGGCAATGTCATGGTCAACAAGCCTGCCTTATTAGCTATGTAACCATTCTCTGCTACTATTGAGGCGTCAACGGTAGTTAAAGTCCAAGTAAGACCACGACTTGCTTGGAATGAAGGGTCTGCTCCAGCGCCATTTGATGTAAGCACTTGACCAGCCGATCCTAATGCTAAAACTGTAATTGGATTTGCTCCAGATCCTACAAGCACACCACCATCTGCAAATGTTACGACACCAGTACCTCCATTTATTACTGGGAGAATTCCTTTGACCCCATTAACTAGATTTACTTGGTTCCATTCAGGTAACGTTGCTCCTGTTCCTGTATTCGCTAGATATCTGGTTGCTGTAGCATCAAACGCAAGACCTGTAATTGTATTTAAGGCTGAGCCATAGATCACATCGCCTATTGCTGCTGTTGCTGGATAGGTCGCTGTAGTCCATACAGGATCGGCTCCTGTGACACCTGTGACAATAGTCCCTGTAAGACCAACTGCTATTGATGTAAGACTTCCTGTTGCATTTCCTATTTGTAATGTATGATCTGTTGTGCCTGTTACATCAAAGGTTATAGTATTCGTTAATGGTGTGCCTGTGGTTGTAATATTTGCCCCACCTAATAAATTAATATTATATGTAGAATCAACGCCTATAGACCCACCTACATTTCCTGTTAACAATTCTAAATCTGGCTTTATTGTTCCTTCATAAAACTTTCCGCCTTGGCTCATTCTTTCCCCCGTACCTTTTTAGGTAGTATTGTTTATTTTATATTCTAATTCATTCATATTATCTCTTGTGATGATGGGCTAAAATCTATTGAAACGCCTGTATGCTCTTCGATTACAGCCTCGCATCTTTCCTCGATAGGATTATCACCGCCTAAGAAAAGAGATGATAGCCATGCTATAATCATTAAACCTATAAGGAATAAGACTCTACGAACCCACTTGTTGGCTTTTAGCTCTGACATTAGTTTCTCTAGCATTCTAGCATTCCTCCGAAATTTGTATAAGAGATAGACGCATCTCCCATTACATCTGCTACTTTTAATCCACCACCGATTTGTATTCGACAACGAGAGTTATCACCAGCATCCATTGGTATTGTAATTGAACCATAAAAAGTTCTAAAATTTCCAGCATCACGCACACACCCTGCATTTGAGTAACAATAATCAGCTGATACTGATGTTGACTTACATACTGCTTTTCCAACGTTCATAGCTGCTGTTATTCCACTCATTTTTAATGTGCAAATAAAACTATACTTTCCTGTTACTGGAGCATAAAATATATAATCTCCATCGTAATCAGCGTTTTGATCAAAGACTTCAGTATCAAAATGAACACTATATATTGTGTTATTACCTGTTACATCTAATTGACTTAATCCTGCGAATGCAAAAAAAGCTGGTTGTGTTGGCTGAACTATTGCCTGTTCTGTGCCAACTGTAAAATTTGTATTTATTGAATTTTGATTTACCATATTAACACACTAATTTTGGATTAAAATAAGTTCTTAGAGTAGATATGTTACTTTTTATATCTACACTCTTAGCTCCCCCACTAATGACTGCCTGCATTGTTGAAGTGTCACCAGCATCTAGATCTGTTAATGTATAACCTGAAAAATAGTTTACGCCAGGAGCTACAAAATTTGTAAAAAGTCTTGTACAAAAATAATAATTTCTATTACTAGTTATGAGTTTTAAATATCCGTTGTTTCCGCTGAAAACATTTAAACCTAGTTGTTGAAACATTAAATATATTCCAGTTAACGGCGATGTAAATATTCCTGTACCAGTATTATAATCTGCATTTTGATCATAATGTTCATAGTCACATATTACCGTATATGCTGTGCCATCACCTGTTACATTTGAAACATCGTTAGCAACGCAAGCCAATACTGCTGGTTGAAGTGGCATTGTTACTTCATGAGAAGCTGGAGCTATTATATATGTGTTACATGAATTATTTGTCATATTATACCGTTAAATATCCTGCATAAAAAGTTAACATATCTGTTGCATGTCCATTGACATCAACTGTATCAGCACCGCCATTATTAATTTGCACTTGAATTGTTGATGTATCTGCTGCATCCATATCACATTGAGCATTCCCTTGAATTGCATATATTCCAGCGGCTGTTTGACAATTCCCATAATCATAATAATTATGATAGAAAGTTCTATTTGATGTAACTATGAAGCTATTACCTGAAGTGTTTGCGGCTGCAATATCATCTAATTCTAGTTGATAAACAAAATAATACCTTCCTGTCACTGGAGCTGTAAATGTATCTGCTGCAAAATCTGCGTTCTGATCAAACACTTCAGTATCAAAATCTACTGTTACTAGTGTCCCATTTCCCGTTTGATCTGCATCAGTTGAGGAATTATAGGCGCAAAAAGCTGGTTGAGCATTATTTGCTAATTCTCTATTAGCACCAAGAGTATATGAAGCATTAACATTATTCTGAGTTACCATCTAAGCCTCCAAGGATTCAGCTTCTCTTTGTACTCTATTCTTATATTCTGGTCTAGCTACTATAAATTCTATTAGCTCGTCTTCATCTGATGGAAATGATGCTACTGTTGGATCTGCTATAAATAGTGTGGTCCATTCTTTTATCATTCTAGACTTGCATGCTGCTATCTTGTTGTCTAGTAAGTCCACTAGGTAGCCTTCTGGATCTTCCCAATAAGCTACGCAAGCTTCGTGCTCATGGTTTTCTATGTTCATGCCATTAGTTAAGATCTTTTCATCTCTTGCTTGTGTTCTTTTAGGCTTCTTAAGTCCTGAACCATTACGCTTTTCAGGCGCAAAATCAGACATTGCTTTAATTTCCGTTACTAGATCCATGTAATTAGCTGGTATTGATCCTTTAGACATTGCTTTAGATTCCTGAAGCTTACCCATCCATTTAGCTTTCATTGCCTTAACTGGCTTACCAGTCATATGGAAGTAAGGTCCTTTCATTGCCCACTCTTCTAGCGTTGTATCTAATTCATTTGCTACAGCTAATCTATCTGCTCTAGAAAGATAATAGCCTTCTTTTAATAGTTTTTTCATTTGTTTCTCCTTTTATTTAACATTCTAGTTTTCCTGAAAAAAAGCTTCCTGTGCCATCAGCTAGAAAATCTACTGTTTTCGTTGAATTATTTACATTAACTCTAACAAATACAGTATCTGTGGCATCCATATCACATAAACTATCTATGGAAAATGAGTTAGCGTTCCCTACAGTCCGTGTTACACCAGGATTACATATAAATTGATAGTTTCTATGTGTGGTTACTAATACATAATTAGAAGCCGTGTGAGCAGCGCCTAAGTCAGTAGCTACATTAGTAGATGACAAGACATATCTACCTGTTACAGGGGCTGTAAATGTATTTGTTCCATCGTAATCTCTGTTCTGATCGAAAATCTCTGTTGTAAAATTAAGAGTTAGTGCTGTTGAATCTCCTGTGCCATTTAATTGATCTGCTGTATGGGTGGCCAAAAATGCTGGTTGATACGGCATCGTTACTTCGCCTGCTGTAGAACATTGCCAGTAATTAATTGCACTAGATGGACTTCCTCCGTGACCTAGAGTAAACTGATTAGCTAAAGCATTCGCTTGACCAAATACCCAGTCAAAACCATCAATTACTTGTGCCGTAAAATATGGATCGCCTAATCCTCCAGATTGAATAAGGGATCTTACATAACAATGCGAACCTGCATCATTTGAAGTATTTAAACATGATAAATCTACTTTTTCACCAGATAATGTTGCTCGTGTTACAAATGATTGTTGATATACATCTGACCTTCCTTCAAAACCTGTCATTTCCCATATAACATTTCCAGCTGAAGGTGTAGCTCCATCTGTAATCTTTAGAGGATCATTATCAACGCTATTATCAGGACCGAAGGAATATTCGCTTCCCCCAGGTATTTCCCAATGAACAAAAGGATCTCCAGTCGAAGTTGTGCCGCCTACGCTTAGATTGAGCGCTGCGCTTGAGGCAGTAGCCGTATTATCCATATTCATTATGTTAGCCTGAACAACTCCTGCGGCTTCTCTGCCTCTACATGTGAGGTCTCCATCTGTTTCTGAAGAGGTGCAAGTGAAGGTTCCGCCCGCTGTTAGGCTAATGCCATCGGCTGCAACTATATCATCAAACTGTGAGATAACTGTTGCTGTATTTCCGATTAAGAAAGAATTGCTTGTTCCTGCTGTGTCCGTTACATGTATATGGTTATAGAAGAATCTTGATTTTGAGGCTGTGTCTGCTGACCAAAAACCAAATCCTGCATTATTTGTGGCTGTTACATGTAATGTATTTCTGAAAAATTCATGGGTTATTCCAGTTCCTCCTAAATATACAAAGCCCGCAACTATTAGGGCATTCGGATCTGTTACAGTCATTTTATTGTCATTCATTTCGAATACACCAGTTGATGATGTATCTACCCCTACACTAGTAACTAAAGCCGTTCCGCTACAAGAAACATCTAAATCGTTTATCCGTTGTAGTGTAATTACTCCTCCATCTGCTGTCTTGAAAGCTCCCTTATTAGCTGTTCCGCCTCCGTCTCCAGTATGTGCATATGTAACTTTACCTATCGTAACTTTAAGTGTTCCTGCTCCCGTTAGACATCCTACTGATGGTTGTGTTACTGCTGCTATGTTAGCGGCGCAAGTCATCTCAAGCTGACATTCTTTAAATGTAGCTCCGCCTGTTGATCCTTGGACTGTACATAAAGCACTTGTTGCTGCGGTACAACTGATCCCGAAATATTTGTATTGGATTCCTGTGAATGTTGCGAAATCAACTACGTTGGCATCTGCTTGAGTGATGATTACGTTAGTGGGTTTTCCTACGGCTATGACTGTTACATTGCTACAAGCATGGGTTACGGTTTCTGTATAGGTGCCTGGGAAAACTTTGATTGTATCGCCTGCAACTGCTGCTGTTACGGCTGCCTGAATTGTAAGTTTTGCATTGCTTGCTGTTTTACCATTGTTCGTATCATTGCCATGTTTTCCAACATAAAGAATATTGTCTAAATCTGTTATTAGTGATGAGACTGTTCCCCAATCTAGATTGTCTGCTCCATCAGTAATTAATATCTCATTAGCATTTCCATCGGCGATAGGAAATTCATAAGCACTTGCAAAGGTTACTGCTGCTGTCGTTGCATCTACTGTTATAGCTGCTGTGCCTGTGCTTGGGTGTGATGAATTAGATAGCTTCCAAGGATCTCCTGCTACTTGATTATCAACGCCTGCTGCAAAGAAATGTGAACCTTGAACTTCCCAACTTACAAGAGCGTCTCCACCTAAAGGTGGTGTAGTTAATCTGAAATCTGCATGAGATGCTGCGTTTACATCCACGTTAACTACTGTTAACATTCTAGGTGTTGCTACTGCTGTGATATTTGAGAAAGAAAAATCACCATATGATGTAGCTGACCAACTAGGATCTGCAAAAGTTGTTGAGACTAATAATTGTCCTGTTGTTCCCGGATTTAAAGCTGCTAAAGCTGTTCCTGTTCCTGTCCCAAGAATAAGTCCATGATCTGTTTGCGCTCCAAGCTTAGCTTTTAAGCTTGAAGGATTTATTGCATAATTATCTACTAGCGTTCCAGATATCGCTTGTGCATCTGTTGATAAATATATTATACCTTCATTTACTGTCGTTGCATCTTCTCCAGACACAGTTATTAGATTTCCAGGTCCTTGACCTTTTACATTTATACCTGTTCCGCCAAGTATCTGTAATCCTCCAGTTGCGTTGGGTTCGACCGCTGGTGCACCATCATCAGTTAAGAATGTTTCTACTCCTGTTCCGCCTACTAATTGAACAAATCCAGACGTTACTGTAAAATGAGACGAATCAAACGATGCTAACCCTTTAGTTGCAGCAAGTGCTGTTGCTCCAGATGTTGCATCTATTCCACTAACTGTTAAAGTTCCTCCAGCTCCAGAAGTTTGAATTCCTTCACCACCAAGAACTTCAAGAACATTTCCTATTGCTATCGCTGACCCAGCATCTGTTAAAAAACTTGTTGGAATCTGCGGATTAGCTGCTTCTATATCTATTAATCCTGATTGGCTCAAAATCTTGCTCCTTAACGTCTTTTGTTTTAAATGTATTCTTTTCTTATAGTTTTGTATATATCCTATCTATCAATGTATACAAATTTTCTATCTTTTTTTCATTAATAAAGACTGTTTTCTTCAGAACTTTTATTTCTCTTAATAAACCTTCATTATCTATCTTGTGCATTGATATTTGTTCTTCTAAATCTTTTTTTACTTTTAATGCTTCTGAAGGTAATGATAAAATCTCTTCTTTCATAATTTTAACAGATTTAATTATTCTATTAGTTAACCTTTGATCTTGGCTATCGCATACCTTTGCTAATACATTAATTGCTTTATTATTTAATGTAATATCTTCTTCTAATGAATCAATTCGCTTATCTGACTTTTGTTGGTTTCTATAAACCGTTTCAACAGATTGATCTATTGTCTCTATTTCATTATGATTTCTTGTATTTAAGTTAGATTGATCACTTTTTAGCTTTTTAAACTCGTCATATATACTGGAGAAACTTGAATGACAAACATCTACCTCTCTTTGAAGACAATCTATTCTATTCTGCATTTTAAGAAGTCTAGAATTAATTAACTTATGCTCAGAGTCTAGTTTTATGTTTAAATTATTTACTGCTAAATTAGAAGCGGATATAGCATTATTATGATTCTTTATCTCTTGTTGAACCACTAACCCAAACTCTTCTGCTAAATCACGTTTCTTTAACATTTTGCTCCTTTAAACTATGCATTCAACATACACATTTCCGCTTACTGGCGCTGTTATTTGTTTTACTGAAAATTGAGTGCCTACTTCCAATACAAATTTATCATCTTTCTTATTTATATTTGCTTGCAGATCATATAACCTAAAACTCCCTGCTGCCAAATACATTTCATCTTGTCCTGTATCTGTAGTGAAATATAAATTGCCTTCTGTATCATTAGAAACACAAAAAGCTCTTACTGGATGGGTTGTAACTGCTCCTACATTTGCATATGCTGCACTTATTCCCGCAAATCCTAATGTCTTTATTGGCTCAAAAAAAGCTCTTGATGTCATAATTTCCTCCTTATTTATTTTTTTAATTTTAAACTAGCAAGGGCTTCCTTCATGAGGACACTCTTCTTTTACTGCTTCTTCTGCTTTTTTTGCATCTTTAGCTCGAACAGCTTCTGTTGCTTCTTGTTCTTGTTTTTGTGCGGCAGAAATTAGTTCAACCGTATGCCCCTTAGCACTTAAAAGCTCATCATGTAATGTTCCAAGACTCACGTCATTGTCACATATTAAAATGATTTTACCATCTTCTGACATGAATTTTTGAGTTCCTATTTGTTTCATATTTACTCCTTTAAGATTATCTCTATTTAAAAATATGCCAGGCGCTAGAGTTGTGCTTTTCGGAAGCTATCCTAGGCATATATGTTTTTAATTACTTACTAGCTTTGACCTATAACGACCCAGCTAAAGCTAGTTACATCCGTCGCTGCGGCTGCTCCTGTTACACCTATTGCATTAAATGTTATTGTAGCACCAGCTGCAATAGTATACACAATATGTCCTACTGCTGGAGATCCATTTAAAGCATAACGTGTGCAAACAATTAAATCAGTAGCAGCTATATTTGTATTAGCTACAACTACTTCTCCAGCTACGAAAGTGCTTTTTCCTGCGAAATCCGTCGCAGCTCCAGTGTTATAACTAAGTTTAGTAGCAACATTTGCTAACGATAAATCACCATAAACATTAACACCACCAGACCCTGCTTTAAGATCAAGAGTTGCTGTAGTGTTTTCTGTACCTACGGTTATAGCATTTGCTGCCGCACCAGTTCCAACATTAATAGTTTTGACGCCTGTAGAAGCTGCCACATTTATTGTCTGTATTCCAGTACCACCAAGTATTGTAGCTGCACCAGTGTTATTACCAGTTCCTCCAAAGTTGATAGTTCCAGAAGTTGTTGTCGGAGCAAATGTATAATCACTTGTTGCTGCACCATCTAAACTAAAGTTTCCTGTACCGCATATTAATGTAAGAGCTGCTGCTCCTGAAGCTGAACCAATAGTAACTAAGTTAGCTACTGCTCCTGTTGCTATTCCAACAACTTTAGCCGCTGTTGCTCCTCCTGCGATATTAACTGTTGTAGCACCCTCGCCACTTCCGATCTCAACAATGTTAATTCCATCAGAATCGCCTAGAGTCATAGTGCCAGTTTGGCTGGTTCCACCAATTGCTATAGTGCCTGTTGTAGTACTTGCTCCAAGTGTATAAGTTGAAGCTGCATTACCATCTAAGGTAAAGTTTCCTGTTCCAGCTTTAAGGTCTAATGAAGAAGCTCCTGTTGCATCACCTATAGTAATTACATCTGCGGAAGCAGCTGCACCGATATTAATTGTTTTAGCACCTGTACCACCACCAGCAATTTCTACTGTCCTAGCACCTGTTCCAGAAGCAAATTTACATGTTCCTGTATTTACGCCAGTTGAAGAAATCTCATAAGTAGAAGTTGTATCACCTTCTAAAGTGAAGTTTCCTGTTCCAACTAGTAGATCAAGAGAAGCCGCTCCTGATACAGTACCTATTGTTACTACGTTAGCTACAGCTCCATCCGCTATGTTGACTACATTAGCAGCTGTTGCTCCACCAGCAATTTCTACTGTTGTAGCGCCTTCCCCAGAACCGATTTGAACAATATTAATACCATCAGAATCGCCTAATGTAATAGTTCCTGTCTGAGAAGTACCACCTATATCAATTGTACCTGTAGTAGTAGTTGCTCCAACTGTGTATGTAGTAGCTCCTACGCCATCCAGTGCAAAGTTTCCTGTACCTGTATTTAGAACAATTGCTGTAGCTCCAATAACATTACCAAGAGTAAGTGTATGAGCTATTGCGTTTGTTCCTACGTCTAATGCACCTGTTCCGCAATCTACAACAACAGAACAAGCTCCATTAGAGTTTCCTAGAGTAATTGTTCTCTCACCATCTGTACCAAGGTTAATAGCTTGGTCAATATCGTCATTACCAATATTGATAGCTGCTGCACTTGAATTAAGATCAATTGTTCCTGCTGCATCTACTACGAATTTATCACTAGCATTTGCTGTTATATCTCCAGTAGTTGTTGACGCTAAAGTAATTCCGCCAGTTCCTGAATTAATTGTTACTGCGGTTGTTGTTGTAATATTCCCAATTGTAATCGCTCGTGCTGCTGCTCCAGTTCCACAATTTATAGCTCCTGTTCCTGCGTCAGCTCCTAAGGAAAGAGCTGCTGCACCTGTTACTATTGTTGCGGATGCTCCAAGAGTAGCTAATCCAGTAGTTGATGCAGTTGTAAATTCTGCTGCTGCTGGTGTTGTACTCCCGATTGCTGGTGGTACTGCAAAAATATCTGCCAATTTTAATGGTGTAATTGCTTTATTATCTAGGGTTACAGCTTGAGTTTCTGCTGTTGTTGCAACTTCTAAGATACCTTTCACTGTTTCTGAGGCGTCTGGCGCTCCAGCAATCGCAACTGCAGCAAGTCCTGCTGGTGTGTTAGCCACTGTGTCTAAGGCACCTGCGGTAGTTTCAGCCACCGTTGCCAGTCTAACAATACCCTTCTGAGTTGTAGTTCCATCTTGAATAAGTGACTCTATAGCACTGTCAAGCACGCTAGGATTAATCATTAAATCTGTTCTTTCTCCAGCCGCAGCTTCTGTCGCTGTTGCAAACCTAGCTTCGCCTGTTCTTTTATCAGTTGCCTTAGGTCCCATGTAGGAATTTGGGCGTTTATATTTTGGCATGGTTTCCTCCTATGCTTGGTTAACTTTATTTTTAAAGTAACCAACGTAAGTATAAATTTAAATATTTAATTGGATAACAATGAAGATTGGTATATACTTACATACATGACAAAAATGTATAAACGCACTACCATTTGGTTACCTATTGTTATACACACTCAAGCAAAGATGATGGCTTTATTAACAGACTCATCATTTTCTGACTTGCTACGTATAGCTTTGTTAAAAGAAATTAAATATTTAAAGGCACAGAATGATAAAAAAAACACTTACAAGATTAAATGAGTTATTCCACGTTGTGAATGATAAGAAAATTATAGGCCCTGCTCCTATGATGACTGGTAATTGCTCAAGCTTAATAGGTGATTGCTCAGAATTAAGTGGTAATTGCTCAAACTTATGGGGTAATTGCTCAAGCTTAATAGGTGATTGCTCAGAATTAAATGGTGATTGCTCAGAATTAAGGGGTGATTGCTCAAGCTTATTTGGGAATTGCTCAAACTTATGGGGTAATTGCTCAAGCTTAAGAGGTCATTGCTCAGAATTAAGGGGTGATTGCTCAAGCCTAAAGGGTGATTGCTCAAGCTTATTTGGGAATTGCTCAAGCTTATTTGGGAATTGCTCAAACTTAATAGGTGATTGCTCAGAATTAAATGGTGATTGCTCAAGCTTAATAGGTGATTGCTCAAGCTTAAGAGGTCATTGCTCAAGCTTAATAGGTGATTGCTCAAGCTTAATAGGTGATTGCTCAAGCTTAATAGGTGATTGCTCAAGCTTAAGAGGTCATTGCTCAGAATTAAGTGGTAATTGCTCAAGCCTAAGGGGTGATTGCTCAAACTTATGGGGTAATTGCTCAAGCTTAAGAGGTCATTGCTCAGAATTAAGTGGTAATTGCTCAAGCTTAAGAGGTCATTGCTCAGAATTAAATGGTGATTGCTCAAGCTTAATAGGTGATTGCTCAAGCTTAAGAGGTCATTGCTCAAGCTTAAGAGGTGATTGCTCAGGCTTAAGTGGTTATTGCTCAAACTTAAGAGGTCATTGCTCAAGCTTAATAGGTGATCTAGACGAGGCAAACATTTCTAATGCCGAGAGACTCAATGGCATTGATATTAAAGACTTAATTAAGGATGAGGACACGATTTAACCCCTAAAACATTCCCTCAAAACAACCACTTAAACCTCTAAAACTCAACAACATAAAATGCCACTTTCTCTATTTACCCTAACGCGTTGCCCTAAGTACTTTACCCCAATTTCCCGATCGTTATTGATTTAAAGATGTAATAATAAGATAATATAGAAAAATACCTGGTTTTCTTAATTGGGTTTTTTCCTAAAGTCTACGTGTTAGCGCATGTAGGCTTTATTTTTGTCGTACGGGTCTTTAGAAAAATTCGGGTTTTTTAATTAAAATATTATCTGTAGTTTACTTATTTGTTACATTCCCATAGACTAGATGTTATAACTATATATAAGGCTACTCCATGAAATATCTATACATTTTATTGTTTATTTGGGGAATTCAAATCATTTTTAGAGACTGATTCTTGAGATTCTTTTCCTGCTATAAATCCAGTTTTATATAAATATCTAATTAATTGATCTGCTACTTGATTTGTCTCTTTTGATCCAGCGTTACGTTTCATTTTAAGCATAAAATTAATAGTTTTATCAATAGCTTCTGGATTTGTAATAAGTTGAGCTAACTTTCTTTTAGCTGCTGTTTTTACAAGTATTTTAAATAATGTCTTACCTCCAAAAATAGCCGCTTTTTTAGGGTTAAGAAGACTTAATAATCCATTCATTAGATTAACAAATTCGTTCATATGTTCTTTTTGCACTTGAGTATTCGATTGGTTAACAAAATAAGTAAATTTCTCTTTTACGTTTTTTGCTAAGTCCGCAAGCTTTTCTACTTTTGCAAATTGGGTTGGTGTTAATAGTTCTTTTAATAAGTTCCTTGAATTTTCTGATCTCATTAACTTGTTAATTGCATTTATAGATAAAGCATTTTGAAATATTTGTTGCGCTTTAAGCTGCTTGAGACCGTTAAATATTCTTACTCCATTTTTTGAATCTCCAAATAAGTTTTTAACAGTTCTAATTCCACTAACATTACTCATTTCATTTAATAAAGCTCTATTTGTATCTTCTGATAACATTGTTGATAAAAGACTTTTATTTAACTTATTTTGGTCTGATCTTATACCTTTTAACCTAGATGTTAATTCCTTAGATACTTCAGCTAAACTTGTTTGTTGTTCTTTTAATAAATCAATGTCTTCTTTCGTCTTTCTCTTGTTAGCTCTTAAATCTCTTTGTAGCGAAATCTTATCTTTTTTTAATTGTTCAATATCTTTTTTATTTTGACTGTCTGTAGCTTTTTGTAAAGCATCTTTTTGCGCTCTACCTGTTATATATTCAATTGGCAAATCAGCTTTAGACCTAAGCTCTCCAGCAACTTTCTCTAACTGAGAAGCAACTATTGGAGATAAGTTATTTCTATTTGTTTCTAAAAATCGTTCTATTACACCAAGTTGACTAGTAGCTACTTTTGCTTGTATCATTGGCATATTTTGTAAAGCAGAGAATTGAGCTTGCTCATTAGCCTTTAAGTATCTGTTAACATCAGCAATACGTTGTATCTTATTAAAAGTTATTTTACCTGGCTCTGGGTGTCCTACTACCTTTTCAATAGAATGCCTTCTCAATGGATTTAGATCTTTTAATGGTATAAAGTTTTCTAAAGCTTGTATTGCATCTAAATTTAACGCTCTACCCGCTTCTTGAGGTGACATATACTTAACTCTACCATTTGTTCCTTGCTCTAAAGGTAAATACTTATTAATGAATGTTTCATTAGCAAATTCAAATTGTTCTAACAATCCAGCTTGTTTTAACATTCTCTTTAATTGAGAATCAAATTTATGATATTCATTTTTAAGAATCTTTTCACCAGGAAGAGAACTTTTCCAGTTAATTACTTGGCCTAAAGTTTTTCTAGTCTCCCACATCTTTAATAATGTAGGTATTTTTACTCTACCTTCCATTTCATCCCAATTTGATATAAATTCACCAGGCGTAGTAAAGTTATTTCTTAATGATTTAAGTTTATCAAGAGCTTTTTCTTGTGTTGGAGATAAAAATTCTAGCTGCTCTATTCCCTTAACCATGCGGTTTAGGTCAAACATCATTTTTTTAAATGGTACTTCTGGAACTACATATTTACTTTCTTCGGCTGCTTTATATAGATCACCGTATATTTTCTTTTTTTCTACTGACGCTTTCTTATAAGCTATGTCTCTTTGTTCTTTATACAGTTGTCCTGCTTCTGGGCTACCTATTCTTGGAGATATACTATCATAAATAGTTTCTGTTGCTGTTTGAGGAGCTTTTTCTGGTAAAGGAATACTATCTATAATTTCTGCTGCTTGTTGATCTTGTGGAGTTGATGCGTTTGCCTTTATTATATCACTTGCATTGCTTATTACAGACCCTTCTACACCTACTTCTGTGCTAGGTAGGCTTTGAGTCGATTCTTTTGTTATAGAGGCTATTTGAGGTTGTATTGATGGTTTGGATGGAGTTTCTGTGTCTTCTAATATCTGTCTTGTAGCTTCTGACTGATCTTCTTGTTGTGTTTGTAATGCTTTTTGTTGAATATCTAGTGCTTGTGATTTCTCACCTATCGCTGCTTGCTCTTTAGCAACCTGTTCTTCTGCTGTAGATAAATCTTGTCCTTTAACTTCTAATTCATTAGCAAGAAAGTTTTCTGCTTCATCTACTATTGAGTTATCAATTGCTACTATATTTAATAATGAATCACCAAATTCTTTATCTTGCCCAGCAATAAAATCTTTCATTATATTTTTTGTAGCAACGTTTTTTTGCATAATTCCTAATGCTATATCAGTTGCTGTTCCTTTAGATGCTGTTGCAAATGTTGGAACTATACCTGTTTCTGATACATTTTTTGCATTTTTTAATAAACTTTCTGTAGTTTTTTCTAATACATATATACCAGCTTTATCAAGCACTGATGGTATTACATTATAACCTAATGGAATACCTATTAAATCTGCTACTGGCTCTGGCACTCCCTTGCTTGTTAATCCCTTTGAAATTGCTGCTGCTGCTACAGGTTTAGCTGTTATCCCAAAAGCTATGTTAGCTCCTCTTACATAGGCTTCTTTTTGAGCCAGTCTTCTAGCTCCCATTTTAGCTGCTTGTAAAACTCCATGTCTAGCAACTTTTGTAGTTCCTAAAGAAGCTACATCAGATATTAAGAATGGTAAATCCATAATTGCAAATTCTGTAGCTTTCCAAGTAAGAGACTTTTGTATATTTTTAGGAATAGGTTTGCCTTTTTCAGCCATTTTTTGTGCATGAGATTTTCCAAAATAACTTGGGGCTACATCATATAAATTAGAACTTCCACTTAAAAAAGAATCCATACCTGTTATCACACCAGTTGCTTTAACTGCTTTTTGCATAACAGATAAATCTTTGCCTTCTTTTGGATTTGTGTAAGATGTATATGCTTTACCTAAAGAAGGTAATGTTGTTGTCAGATTTCTAGCTCCAGATATAGCAGCTTCTTTGACTGTAGAACCTTTCCATTCTTCAGCTTCTTTTTCATTTTGTCTATTAATTTGTTCTTTCGTTTGGTCTAAAACAAAACCTGGTGGTAATGGAGGTAATGATGTTTTATTTCCTTCTGATGATAGAGTAGAAGATGATTTTCCTTGTGGTTCATCTAAAACAAAACCTGGTGGTAATGGAGGCATTGTCATCGTACAGGTTCCCATTTTCCATTTTTTAAAATCAATTTATTTCCTGATGCATCAGTTGCGGTTGGTTGATGTTCCGTGTCTTCTATTCCACCTTCAAGAGCTTTTATTCTATCTGTTATCATTTTTTCCATACCTAAGATGTTTCCCTCTATTTCCTCTTGTGATAGCCTTGGATCATCTAACCCTTCTCTCATTGCTTTAAATTCATCCTTATTTCGAATATTTAAAGTTGTAGCTTGAGTAATCAAACCTCTTCCAATCCTAGCATATTCTGCTCTATCCAGATTTCCTTGACGAGAGAACATACTACCCCATTTAGCGCCTGTTTTTCCTACTCCAGCCCACTTTGAACCTAAATGCCCTCCCATCAATAACTCTTTTTGTCTTCTAACAGACTCTAAAGCTGCTTTTGCTAAAGCTATTTTTTCATTTTTAACTGCACTTTTTTTATCAACATTTTGTTTTACAATCTCTTTTTGCAATCCTATATCAAGATTAGCTATATTTGGATTCATTCCTTGAGATTGATAATATTGTGCTGCTTGTTGCTTTTGCTGTTGTTGTCTTTGTTGACTATATACATTCAATGCAGAAGTTTGATTTTCAGGACTAACTCTTGAAAAAATCTGTTGCATCACATCTTGAGATTTACTACCTATTTTTTGTGAATCTTTTAAAATCTGACCTAATGCTGATGCATCCTTATATTTTCTAAGTCCTTCAGATATAGCTAAGGATGTTTCCTTGCCTACTTGAAATGGATCATGTGATTGTGTCATAAATTACCTCATTATTCCTGTATACGGATTATAAACTTGAGATTCTTTTTCAAACCCTTTTCTTGCTGGTAAGAAAAGATCTTCTAAAGAGTTTAGATCTCTTGGATCTTTATAACTATCATTAGTTTTATTATCTGAATATAAAGATAATATATTACCTATATCTTTACCAAATGATCCTCCTAAATAACCTCCTGCTCCTTGTAGTGCTGCTTCATCACCTGACATTTGAGGCTGTACACCAGCTGGTTGGTCTAAAATATTAGACATAGCTCCTGCTCTTCTAGTCATAGCTGCTTGCTGTTGTTGCATATAAGCTTGATTCATTTGTTGGTTCATATCGACACCAGCTCTTGTTAAAGCATCGTTCATTCCAGAACCTCTTTCTTTTCCTGCTGCTATATAACTTTGTTGTATTTGTGGTGCTATTTGGGTATCAAACATTTGTTTCATTGGATTGACATATGATTGCTGAAATTGATTTTCATCCATCTTAAATAAATCAGCATAAGGTCCATTACCATCTATTGATGCCATTAATCTATCTATCATTTCTGATTGTTGTTCTTGAATATGTGTAGGTTTTTTTTGCCTATTTGCTATAATTGAACTAATAATACTTCCAGCTGCTGCAATCCCAGCTGGTATAATTGCTGCCATAATGACTTCCTTATAAAGTTTTCCATGTTACTGCTGTTGCTGTTCTAGCTACTAACATCTCAACTTTTTGAGTTAAATTGTTTAAGTTTATTGTTCCATTTGCTGAAAATGTATCAGTTACTTGTCCATCTATTTCTCTAACATTTATATCAGGCTTTTGATTAACTGCTAATGCTAATTGTTGATACATATCTTCAATTATTTCTAAAAGGTTTTCATTAGTTAAATTTTCTCTATTTCCGATGTTGTAATATTCTGGTAATCTAGCCATATTTCCTCTAATTACTTGTTATAGAGCCTGGACTACAATGTATTCTTATTGAACTAATAATAATAGGTTGTAATGCATTTTTTTTATGAATTCTTATATTTAAAAAGTTTGATTCTTGATCAACTATTGCTGTAATCCATTGTCTCTTTTTACTAGAATCAGGATCTGGTGAAAGTTGTACATCTTTTTTAAATGGTGTATCTTCTTCATCTTCAGAAAAATCAAGATATACAGAACCAGCTTTATTATTAATTAGAACTTCTATATGTGAAACAAAACAATTCATACCTTGATCTCTATAAGGATTAAAAGGTGCTAAAATTGCTTCAAAATTTATTATTTTAGTAATAAATCCACCGCTAGTATAAGCCGTATAATCAGTTGAATTTAAATTAACAGTTACAGCTGCTCCAGTTGCTGCTGAAACAGTTGCAATTTTCTCATTTATTTCTGTCATTCCTACGACATTTCTAATATAAACTTCATCTCCAATCTTAAATCCAGCTTCTGCTGCTATAACAGCACTAGCAGCTTGGTTAATAGCTGTTATTGGTGCTGCATAATCATCAAAATCAACATTTAATCTATAAACATATCCATCATCATCTCCAGCTAATGTCTTTTGAGTAGCTTCCCCTAAACCAATTTTATTCCAAATTTCATCTGTAGTATCCCATCTAGCCCAATCTGCTTCTACTGTTTCATCTATTTGATTCCATGCTAAATTTTTACCACTATATGTTTCTCCAAAAACACTAAATCGTTGATCATATATAGCCCATGTACTCTCTTCATAATTATATATTAATACTTGATCTTGAGTTTCATCAGCTAACGGTGATTCACTTTGTCTATATGCAAACATGAATTGACCAGTATTTCGATCGAAACCACCATAAGTTAAGTCTATATACGATTGTTCAATTTCATCAGTTGTAAAATTTGGTATTTTATTATCAAACCTTACTGATTTTCTACCATCTGTAGTTATTAATCCTGTTGAACCTAAAGATTTAACTTCATTACTCCATCCAACTAGAGAGAACGTAGCATCTGTACCTATTACTGATGGAATCTTTCTTGTTATATAAGGAATATTTGAATCACTAGTCTTTGTTAATGTCCAAACTGACTTTTGAAATTCCATTATTATTACATCGCCTAAAAAATGAGTTCCCTTCATTAACTCATATGTACTTACAGTTTCAAGACCTGAACCAACAACATTAAATTGATCACCTTTTCCTGTAGTATCTCTTGTACCAGAATATAGTACACTTTGATGGTATGAACTTCCACCTAATACAGGAACAAAGAAGTTTATTTTCCCATTAAACCAATGTACTTTAGTTGCTTTAGTTAAAGCTAATGCGTTATATGGTTTATAATCTGTATTATCTCCAATAATAGCAGCATTATCTGTGAAACCTTTTACATGTGTACCATCATAAAAATAAACGGCTTTCATCCCTTTTCCAGTAAAAACAAATCTTTTTGTACCATTTGCTGCAAAATAAGTCGTTCCTGAAACATATTCATCTCTACTAGCAATAGCAAATTCACCTGTTGGATCTAATGTTAATAAACGTGGACTAAAATGTATTTGAGTAAATATTTCTGTTACTGAATTATAACTATATAAATATTTAGTAGTTATTACAAGTAACTCTCTTGTTCCATCACCTGCTGGATCAATATTTTCAAAGATACCCATAACTCTAGTACCATCAGGAAAATCTGTTTTTTGATTCCCTAGTCTGTTTCCAAACTGCATGAATCCTTTTCTAGATTTCAACTCTTGTCTATAAATGAAACCGTTTCTTAAAACTTCAAATGCATCTGCTGGATCTAGAAAATTAACTCCCGAATTATCTAAACCTGTAACAAAACCAGCATTTTGACCTTTTGAAATTATCTCATAAATATCCATTTAGCCTCCAAAGCATATGAACCAACATTGTAATGGATTTACGTTTTGTTGATCCCCAGCTGTCAAAACATAAGTCCTAAAATTTACCAAATCAACTTTTTTAGAATTAGTTAACGGTCCACTATCAGATCCTTGTACGTTAAGATGCATGAAATCTTCTGTACCACCACTAAATACACCACCACCTAGTACAGCATAATTATTAGTTGGTAATGCAGTCGCAAATTTTGCTATGAATTTACCTGTAGCACCGCCTTGAAATGTAACCGGATTAGCAGCATCTAAATTATGGGAATACTGCATTACAATGGGACCACCAGCTACTGTAAAAACACCCATAGCTCTAATTCCTAATAGTTGCATTGTTGCACTTGCATTTCTTATATATGGTTGAACATCTGCTCCTCCTGGAGCTTCTGCTGCTGTCTTAAGTCTTGCAAAATAAGCTAAATCTGCTGAACCAACTAATGTTGGACTAGTTGGAGTAGCTATTGCACCATCAGTATATTTAGGCATTTGAGCAAATTTATGATGTCCATCTTCATCTCCGCCAATGTTCCAAAAATGATCTTTATTCATTTCAGTTTCTGTATAAACAGTATTATCATTTAATGTTGATTCATTAGCTTTTACTGTATTTGTTCCTACTGGAGCTGTTTCATGCCAACCCATTGTTTACCTCCTTTTTTTATTTCTACTAGGAACCCCTATAGGTCCTTTTTTCTTTCCTTTGCCTAATCCTTTTCCTCTTCCCTTGGATCTTATTTTTCCACCTGGACATTTCTTTTTCATTGTTTGCCTCATTAAAAGCTTGGTTTTGCTCGATTATGTTTTGCTTGATTATATGTTCTCGTTAACAACAGCTTTCTCTCATGCGAAAACTCAACCTTAAGCTGGTTTAACGCATTAGTCTCAAACCTATAGTCTCTAGCATAATTTAAAGCTGCTCCATAGGCTATATATCTCATCCAGTAATCAAATGGTAATTCTTCTGTTATTGCTTCAAACTCAGAATTTATTTTATAACCATATATTGATACTGTATATTCTTGCTCAGGAATGGTTCTAAATACTAGTTCTGTTCCATAATAAAGCATCTGGGTTGGATAACCTGCTATTAAAATACCTGAATTGTTTATACCCCAGTAACCATAAAATTCACCTGGATCTTGATATATCTCTAAACGATTCCAAGATATCGACTCATCTGCTGGATCTGTTAATGTTATAAAGCCTTCAATAGATATATTAGTGAAATTATAATCGGCGCCTACATCATTAAAGGTGTAGACACCTGTTGTGTTTGTTTCGTCTATTGTAAACTCTAATGAACCATATTGTTCAAATAACTTAACGTCATCAGACATAGTCATAGACACAAAGTCATTTATGTACTTTCTTAGTGTTGTATCATCTGAATCTGTATCATTTTCGTTACGTCTGCCTATTGCTAAACGCATAATCCTTAAGCTATCTGAAACAAACTGTGCCATAATTAATCCTCGTATATTGTTCTTAATGCAAATCTAGGATCCATTGAGGCAACTCTGGTTTCTCTTGAACCATCTGCGTTATCATACCATTGCCAATTTGGAGTTCCTTTCTTTGCTAAATATGCCACTATACATCTAGGTAAATCATATGTTTTACCAGGAATTAAGGTCATATTAAAATCTATCATATCATTAGATAACATCACTGGTAGTGGATTCGTGGGTTGATCTTTTCTGTTAAATACAATCTTCTCTGTAGGATGTAATTCTATAGGACAAGGTTTTATTGGGTATCTGCATATTTTCAATTTATGATTTTGCTTTCTTGCCTCTCTGTTGTATCTGATATAATCAGTCAACGTTTCTAAAGGCATATCTTCTATTGCTAATTTTTCTTCTTTTGGTGCCGCTTCAATAATCTTATCAATTTTAGCGGGCTGCTCTAAATATTTGCTTTTAGCCATCTTTTTTCCTTTGGTTTTATTTAAGTAAGAGGGGCGGAAGTGCTAGCATCGACCTACAATGTAACGTTTTGGGTTACAGAGATTCCCTCAAGTTTTAATTCTTTTTGTGTTCTTTGGCATGGCATTTTTTGCATAACCAAATTACATCTAACGGTTTGTTATAATCATAATGATGACCTTCTATGTAACCTTCTTCATTACATCTGGAACATATGGTGGGTCTCACTATTTCACCTCTTTTCAAAGCATCTCTACTTTTTATTCTAGCTTTGTATTTTTCTGGATACTTAGCTTTTGTTTTTCTTTCACTTTCTTTCTGTTTTTCTGGATTATTTTTTATCCATTCTTTATTTCTTTTTAATTCTCTTTCAGTATTTTCTGCATACCTTTTATTGGCGTAGTCTCTAGACTGTTCTAAAACCTTTTCTCTATTTCTTTTCTTCCAATTCCTTTTAATCTCATTGGATCTTTCTCTATTTTCTTCTACCCATTTATTGTTGCTCTTATCACAACGTTCTTTATTTTTCTGATATTCTCGTTGCTTTATCTTTTTAGCTTTATCAGGATTTTTCTTTTTCCATTCCTTTTGTAACTTAGATAAACACTCTTTACATTTAGCTGTTACATTCCCTGACTTAGTTGTAAAACATTCTAATTCTTTACTTTCCTTGCATAAACTACATTTTTTCATAAAGCCCCATGGTAAAATAAAGTCTACCACAGGGGATATTTATTAGCAACTAGCCAATATCATCATCCGATATCACCTAACGCAATGATTCTAGAACCATATCTAATACATTCTACAAACATCTGCTCGCCATTAGCCCCAACAACTGCAGTTCCCAGTGTTAGCTTATAAGTAATAGGATCAAAAGCAAAAGCACTGCTTAATGTTTGTGTACGAGATATGCCCATAACACTTCCACCAGACACATATGCTACATAAGCTGTAGAATCTATGTCTTCGCCAGTGATCACATCTTGTAATGAGAATGTGTCATCTGTTAGAACAGTGATGCTATATCTTTTATTCACCAATTCGTCCATGCCACGAGCTGTGGTCATCTCAGGTCCAAGATCAGTTATACGAATTTCCCAACCTGTAGCCATTCCATGAGCTGTTGCTGTTACAACACAAGGATCAGCTTGAGTTATACCTGTAATAGCAGTTCTATAATCAGCTGCTCCACCTGAAGTATTAGCAACGGTAAAACCGTTAGTATCTTCAAATGTAAAGTTAAAGGATGAACCTCCTGTTGCAGAATCTATAACTTGTTGTTGATACGAATCTGTATCAGTAGTTAATGTTCTTATCCAAGTAGATTTAGGAAATCCTCCTGCTGTACCTGTCCAATCAGTTAAATTGTGAACTACAACTTTATCTGGCTGGAAACCTAATGTTAAAGTGTAAGCGTTTCCGCCTGAAATATAGCTAAACGCTTCGGTCATTGTGCGACCTTCGAATAAATCTGACATAATTTTTATCTCCTTATATTACGCTTTTGTTGAAAGCAATGTTACGATGTGTGAATCATCAAGAATTGCTGCGTTAAAATAAGCAGTGAATCCCATTGATTGGAATCTATTAAGATAATCGTTAAATCCTAGTGGCTTTAAGATCATTTCAGTAGATACTTCATCAAGTCCTACATATCCATATGCGTTTGCACCAACAAAAGTGTTGTTGTAAACTGGAGCTGCATCTGTTGAAACTTTTACTAAAGTAGATGTAACCCATCTAGCTTCATCAGTTGAACCAAATTCTGATTTTAATACAGCTTCTTGGCTACCGTATTGAGAAGTAGGCATGAACGCATCTAAAGCTCTAATATCTGGCTTCATTTTTACGTGAGCATTAACCCAAAATGCAGCTTCTACTGGTCCTGTTCCAAAACGACTTGATCCATCAATTGTTGGAGTCATTTTTTCTGTGTTATTTTCATCTAAATATGCAATTGCTCTATTAACATCTGTTTGAGTTAATTCTGTTATCGCATTTCCGTTAACACCACTAAGACAAGAAATTTGTGCAACGCCAGAATCCCAAACATCTCTTGTTACTTTGTCTAGCATAGTATGCATGCACTGAGAAAGGTTATCAGCGGTTTCGCTTGCTGTATCATCTTCAACTACTAACAATACTTTTCTAGAAAGTAAAACTACTTTTCCAAATTCTTGTACTGTTACGTTGATATCAAATTTGTTGATTTGTTCAGGTGCTGGATCAGCATCTTCAGAAAGAACAACTGGGTCAGAATTCAAGTTTTCTTGTCTTCTAAACGCCATTGTATCAGTGTTTTTTTGTGGTAAGGTAAAAGCTCTACCAAATAGATTGTGGTTATTGTTAGGCTTTGATCTTTGTAATAAAGCTCTATGCGCCCATCTGTTGGACATAGAACCATATTGTGTGGTTGTTGTTACACCCATATAATATCTCCATATTGGAGGCCTTACCTACGACTACGCTTAGAATTCCTCCACACTACAAATTCAGAATCTGTCATGTTCATTACATCTACAGCTTGATTCATCGCCGCTGCCTTAGGGACTCCAGAAGGTGAATTCGGGGTGTCCTTTTTAGGTGCCGGCGTAGCACTTAACGCTGTTTTCTGCTTTGGACTTAATTTATCCATTAATTCCCATGACTCTTCATATCTGTTTGGCGCTGCTTCTATTGCTGCCGCTAAGTTTGGTCTCTTTTTTAAAAAGTTAGCTAATTTTTCGTTTATTGCTTCTGCTTTCTCTGGGTTTTGACGTATCCATGCCTTCTCTTCGACATCTCTCATCATTTGAACTTGCTGCTGTCTTAATTCAGCTTTTGTAACAGGTTCATATTGACTGTCGTCTTCTTCCTGAGCTGCAGGCGTTTGCATCTGTTTTAATTGATGCTCTCTATACATTTTAAGTTCGCCTTCTGCGTCTTGTCTTTTTCTTCGCTCCTTTTGAAGCGCTGAAAGAGGGACGTTTTGCTCTTGTTGAACTTCTTCTTTAGTCTCAGCAGTTTCAACCGCTTGAGTTTCATTAACAGGCATTTCTTGTATGTTCTCTTGAACTACTTCTTGTGCTTGCTCTTGTACAGCTTCGGTATCTGTCATATATTTATCTCCCGATTTAGCGTAAGATAGCCTCTTACGATGGCATTGCGCCCTTTGCTTGTAGGTAGGCGACACCTTCTTTATTAAATTCTATTTTTAGCTTCTCACCTTTCATCTTGGGAGCTACCATCCATAGAAGTTCTTTAATCCCTCTAGAATTTGAGACAAAATACACAAGTGTATTGCTTCTAAAACTAGGCAGTTGTTTTGTTAACTTAGGTTCATCAACGCGAAATACTGTTTGATCATTTGAATCAAACTTCGCATGTAATGTAAGGAAATAAGTTCCTTTAATATGTCCATGTGAACTAACGACATCATCAACGATTTTGTTTATAGATTTTTTTAACGAGGCCCTCTCCTCAACAAATTCTGATGGTAGTATTAGGTTAGTAACTGGATCTTGCATCATTCGTGTTGACATAGTAAACCTGCTTTACATTCCGCTCTTGCCACGTAGTGACTCTTTCTGAGCGTGTGCTTTTTGTAATAGCCTGTTGGCCTTCATAGCGTCTGGGTTAGAACTTGGTCCACATTGAGAACTTGTTCTTGATGGCTGACCCATAGGATTATCCTTAGTGGAATACATTCCTTTTCCAGAGCTTAAAGATGTTTTTTTCATAAACACTCCTTATTGTTGTTGATTTATGCCCTCTGTAGGCGGTGATTGTTGCTGAGCTTGAGAAGATTGTTGCGGCTGTTCTATTTCTGATTCAGCATCAACTAGCTCCTCTTTGCGAGCTGTCATTTCTTGCTCTTGCACATGTATCTGATTAACAAGCTCTAACGCCTGTATCAATCTATCTTCATGTAGTTTTGAAAGCTCAACGATAGCTTTAGCTTTGTTAAGTTCTGCAAGACTTTGATTTTGAACAGCTTCAGAAGTTCTCTCTATTCTTAGACCTTCGTTTGCATCTGCTCTAGTTCCTCTTTCGTGTGCTAATGCGTATTTCTCGGCAGTTGTTGCTTCTACTAAAGCGTCTTGTTTAGCTTGCTGTTCTTGTTGTTGCTGCTGTGCTTGTTGTTCGTTTTGTTCAATAGCATTTTGAAGATCCGACATGCCCGCCATCTGTAGAGATTTGACAATTTCAGATTGTGGAACATCAACAATACCTTCACGTTTAAGATTTACTAATTCATAATAATAAGCGTCTTTTTGTGACTGAGAGCGTACGCCTTCTTTTACTACTGCATCGTATTGCTCAAACTCTTTTTCGTAGAATTGCTCTGTTGGCTCTTCTCCTATGATTCGCTTTACTTTTCCAGGGGGATAATGATTTTGGATTGCTTTAAGAACTAAACCACCAATAACTTTTTGTGTTACTTCAACATTATCAAATATCTTTCTGTTAGTTCTAAGTCCTTGACCTATACGTACTTGTGCAAGTCTTCCAGAAATCTGAGTATTTCCTGCGTCATCAACCCCAAGAACAGATTCATTAACGTTTGATAATGTAAGAGTTAGTTGATCTAAAACATTTTGATATTCAATTAATGCAGGATTAGCACTACCGCCTTGTAACTCTTGAACTGAATTTAAACCTTCAGGAGCATTTTCAGGGTCAACACCAATTATTTTATTCTGTCCAGATTGTTGTAGGTCTTCTACGTCTGGAACGGATCCAATTAAATACTTGTAGCCAGTAGAGATTGTACTATCCATCATATCCACAATCTTCATGTGTCGTTTGTTGAATTGCCTTTGAGCTGAATACATTGTAGAAGCTAAACCTTGTATTCTTTGTGATGGCTCCCAAATACTTGGCTCCATATAGCATAATACAGGTGCAAAAGGGAATGTTTGGTTAATACCCGTTTTATCTTCACCCGTATAAACTGGCTGACCATTCAACATAATATTTAATTCAACGTAATCTCTATCTACTGATTGAATATCAACGATTGGAGG